GCATCCGCTACAGGCTACTGTGGCGCTGCATCCGCTACAGGCGACAATGGCGCTGCATCCGCTACAGGCTACTGTGGCGCTGCATCCGCTACAGGCGACAATGGCGCTGCATCCGCTACAGGCAAGGATGGAATAGCATTGGCGGCTGGATATCAATGCAAGGCTAAGGGTGCTGAGGGATGTTGGATCGTGCTTGCGGAGCGTGATAAATGGGGTGGTGTAACTAATAAGATTAAAACAGTCAAGGCATTTTGCGTCGACGGAAAGAAGGTAAAGGCTGACACTTGGTATAGATTGGAGAATGGAGAGTTGGTGGAGGTTGATTAATTCAAAACGATATAGAAATGAATAAGAAAGAGCAGCAAGCAATCGACTTTCTTCGCAGTATGGAACGTGACGATCTGCTATCACTAGGATTCTCCGGATGTAAGGATAGTGTAGTTATACTTGACCTTGCTGAACGTGCAGGCATTAAGTATAATGCGATCTACGCTAACACCACAGTAGATCCACCGGGCACGATTAGCTTTATAAAGAAAAACTATCCACAAGTTCAGATAATGCATCCAAAGAAATCTTTCTTTAATCTAATTGAGGAGAAAGGTTTTCCATCTCGTTTACGTCGGTTCTGCTGCGAGAAGCTGAAAGAGCGATATGGAATTGGTAAGCGAAGCATTGAAGGAATGAGAGCTTCCGAAAGTCGTAACCGAAAAGATTATGAGCCGGAGCAGTGTGATACAAGAAAATGGATGAAAGGTGCAAAGCATATTCTTCCTATCCTCACATGGACAGAAGAAGATGTTTGGAATTACATTCGTGAGCGTGGCTTGCCATATTCAAAGTATTACGATGCTCCATATAACCTTTCTCGGCATGGTTGCGTAGGTTGCCCGCTCTGCAATTACAAGCAGATGCAACTGGAGTTTAAGATGTTCCCCGGCTATGCAAAACGAATGATAGTAGCCATTGAAAGATATATGAGTACTCATCCGAACGGTTTCCTTACTCGCAATTTTGAAAACGGCTATGAGGCATTCTATTACTATATCAATGAAGTCTCTATTGCAGATTTTCACGAGCAAAAGAAAGGGTTGTTTGCATTCAGCGCAAAGGAAATTATTCGAAGAGAAATTTTAAACCAATTAACGTAATACGGAACAATAATGAATAAAAAAGTAATTCCGAGATACTATAAATGTTCTCTTGATGGTACACACTGGTGGAGAACTTATGCGGCATCTGCTGGACAAGCAAAGCAAGCCTATATACGTATGTTGGATGGTTGTGCAGATGATTGCTATTTATCTGTCTTGTGCCGTGTTGATAGCCCAAAAACGACACAGGCGTTTAAGGATAATGCTAAGTACAGAAGTATCCCTTTTGCCTATGTAGGGATGAATGTTAAAATACATGGTTATAAGGGGATAATAGTTGGCCATAACAGTAGTGCTAATCTTGATATATATTTCTTGGAGGGTGATAATAAAGGGAAAACGCTGAATTGTCACCCAAATTGGAAGATACAATACTTTAGTAAGAAATGGAAATTAATCAAAGAATTTAATTAATAACAAATAAAGAAATGAATCAAATGAGATTAGTTCATGGCAGTTTATTCAGTGGATTTGACGCTCCCAGTGTTGCGGCTTCATGGATGGGGTGGGAAAATGCCTTTCACTGTGAGATAAACCATTTTTGCAACGAGATACTAAAATATTGGTTCCCAAATTCAGAACATTATGAAGATATTACAAAAACAGACTTTAGCCAATGGAAAGGAAGAATCGATGTCATCACAGGCGGATTTCCTTGCCAGCCTTTCTCCATTGCAGGTAAAAGAAAGGGAGCGGATGATAACCGTTACCTCTGGCCACACATGCTCCGTGCAATACGGGAGATCAGACCCACTTGGGTCATTGGTGAGAACGTTGCTGGAATCCTCACAATGGTTCAGCCCGGCGAGGAGATTGAAGTGGGAAATCAACCCTCTTTTTTCGGAGAAGATGACCGAAAAAGAGTATTGCTACGACAAGAGTATGTCATCGAAACCATCTGTAAGGATCTTGAACGTGAAGGATATTCCGTCCAACCGATGCTTATTCCGGCTTGTGCCGTCGGAGCGCCGCATAGAAGAGACAGAGTCTGGATTATTGCCAACCGTACAGACACAGGGACTGAAAGTATGCAACAAACAGGGGAAGACGGAGTTAATGACGCTGTCACTGCTTCCGACACCGAACGCATCGGAAGGAGCAAAATGGACTACCAAGTACAACCCGAACAGCCAAATGGGAACCGGGCTGACTGCAATGGCTTTGAACGGTTTGTTGCCGACACCGACAGCAATAGACGCTGGTGGTGGAAGGATAAACAAGAGCAATTCTCCGAATGCGAAGGAACGTCCGACAATTGCGTTGGCTGCGAAGATGGGCTTATTACCTACTCCGATGGCCTGCGAAATACGCCATGCAAAGAGAGTGAAAGAACTGAAAGAAGCCGGAGGAGACACTTTCCACAGCAGAGCCAACGGAGAGACACGCCCGAACGGACTAATGGACTACATAGACTTCATGGATATGCTACCGACACCGAGAGCCAACAAAGTGAACAGTGCGAACTTGAACAGTCCTACGTTGGCTCAAAGAAACAAGGGGAACTTAGAGGAATCAATAGTCAAAGCCATACAGCAGAAACAACCATCCAAGACTGGAAAAACTTCCCAACTCAATCCCCTGTTTGTCGAGGAAATGATGGGCTTCCCTTTAATGTATACGACATTACCATTTCTTTCACGAAATGGAGACAGGAATCGATCAAAGGATACGGAAACGCCATAGTTCCGCAGGTGATTCTTGAGATTTTCAAGGCGATAGAAGAAGTTGAAAAATTAGCGTAAAGCGGTAAAGAAATGAAAGAATTAATACATATAGATGACTTATGTAATCGTTGTGGTTTTTTTACATCTGATACACGTGTAAACGGTGGGTATGGATGTAATCATAAGGATTGCGGGGATGGTGAATATGTCCATAACAAATAGAGAAATGAAAAGAAATAGAAAGCAAAAGAAGAGTACTGCATCAAGAAGAAGACACAGTGCTGAATCCTACAAGGTTGTAGTGAATAACATTTACTTAACATCCGATAACTATTTCACTGGTTGCGGTGGAATAATTTGTGATGATGATTCACTAGATTTTCAATCAAAGAACGCCAAGAGTTTTTAAATTGAATACTGATAAAAAAAATAATTAAAATAAAATGGAAACACATGGAATGACAATAGCAAAAGCATCCAAGGATGATTTCGAGAGAGTGTATAACCTGCTATCTCCGATGGAGGAACTATTCAACAGTCGTTGGTCTAATGAAGAAGAATGGACTGAATGGGATGATGGTAATGAGGACAAGCAGGAACTTCTTGCTATCCGTAAGGAAATAGCCGAGGATGAATACTGTGAAGAGGACGAGGTGGACAACCGTCTTATTCTATATGAATTTATCAAACGTAGGATGAGACGATGCGGGTGCAGCAACTGGCAACGTGTCGTTATTGCCGCAGAATGTCTGATTTACACTTTTTGCGATCCACAGGAGTCCAGTCTGTGCTGGAGGCCGGATTTGGAGCGTGCGATTGATAATACGATGTTGGGCGAATGATCATTAAAACAATAAACGATATGATATTACAAGATATAGTAAGCCTATTGGCTAACCGGATAAACCAGCCTCATGTAATAGAGTGTTATTTACGAAAAGTCTATGCGAAAGGTTATGAAACAGGAACCAAGCAATCTACGTGGATAAGTGTTAAGGAACGGTTGCCGGAAGAAAATGAGAATATCATTATTATGTGTGAGCATGGCGCAATATTTAATGGTACATACTGTAATGGAGTATGGTTCTGTATGGACGGTTATATCCATGATATGTACAAAGGAAATCCGATTTATTCTTCAATGAGTAGCATACCTTCATTATGGAAACCAGTAGCATGGATGACCATCCCGTCTTTCGATAAAATACTCGAAGCGAACAGGGATGTACTGGAACGGATTAAAGAGAAAGGAGATTAGATATGGACATTATGAATGAAGAAGAAATGCGGAATACGATCAAAGGTAAGTTGAAAAATTTGAGTAAAGAAGAGTTGATAGATGTTCTTACTGATATTTGTATGGCAAGTCCTGCATTTAGACTTACGAACGCATTGAGTAGCTTGAAATGTACAAATATAAGGGACTACATAGGTGGGATACAACAGGTAGATATGAGTTTTGATCCGTTAAAACGAATATCAGAGAAGGAGGTGAATAATGGATAGTGTACAGACACAAACCATTGCTATAAATGGGGTAAACGAATGTGTGGCATATATTGATTTTTGCGATGGCCAATTATGCGTTTCTGTTGTTGTAGAAGGGAAACAAGCGGATTTTAGCTTTGAACCTGTTACTCTAGGAATGCTTGCCAGTGCTTATAAACTTCATTGTGAGGAATGTAAAAAAAAGAAAGGAGGTTAATTATGGATAACAGAGGACTATCTGATAAAATAATTGATACTGTAAGAGCTATACGAAAAATACCTAGAGAACAAATCAAGAATCCTTTCGAGATACAAGTTATTGTAGTTAAACCTAAAGATTAAGGAGATTAATTATGGCGATAAAGGTTACTAAAGAAGCTAATAAGAAAAAACCGATTTACTTCCGGCGTTGTGACAGATGTGGATGTGAATTTGAATTTGAGAAATCGGATATACACAGTGAGTTTTTTGACCAGAGAGAAGGATATAATATAATATTTATTCCATGCCCTTCTTGTGGTAGTACTACTGGAGTTAAAGAAAAGATAATACGTTATGAGTAAAGTAAGGAATGGAATAATAATAGATGGAATACTGCACGAACCATCAGAAGGATCATGTAGTGAATGCTCATTAAAGGAGCCATGTATAAACAATTTATATGATTGCTACTGTATCATGTTAGATTTGGATGAAACACACGAATGTTTTGTCAGTCGTGGTAAAGTAACAGAGATTAAAACAGAGGAGGAGGAATAATGAAAAGATACAGAATATACAGATACGGACTTTTATCACACATTTTTGACGTTCAAATAAAAAAGTGGTATGGGTGGGTGCTTGTTAAGAGATTTAAGGTGGAAATAAAGTACGACTTAACCGACCCGTTTAAGATAAAATATGCCGAAGATCGGGCAGAGGAACTTTTGAAAAAATTGGAGGAGGAATAACAATGAAAGTATTAAGAAACATAACCCCTGTCGCTCGTAAGGAACACAGGTGTGAATTTTGTGGTGAGGTGATACACGTTGGAGAAAAATATAACAGACAGACCAATGTTTATGACGGAAGTATCTACGACTGGGTAAGCCACTGTGAATGTTCTCAATTGGCTTCTGAACTTGATATGTATGATGATTGTGATGAAGGGCTTGACGGGGATGGTTTTATTGACAGCTTGAATCAGTACGTTTATAAAAATCATTACGATGATAAAATAGATGATATCGAGAAGATTGGCAATTGCCACGTCGCGAACTTGTAAAGAAAGTATTGGATGATTTAAAAAAGGAGAAATAACCATGACCGAAGAACTTGTAACTTTAAAAACAGCGAAGATTCTAAAAGAGAAAGGATTTAATGAATTTTGCAAAAATATCATTAACGATAACGGCAAGATAATGGAAACCGTATATCGAACCAGTAATGATCTTCCTAAATCATTCTATTCTTGTCCGGCTCAATCCATCGCCCAAAAGTGGATTCGTGAAACCAAGAACCTGCATATCGAAATATCCTATATGTATGGAAATTATTGGATATATGATATATTGACAATTCCGAATCACGACTTAGTAGGATTGTCTAACAGACCTATTATCCATTATAATACCTACGAAGAAGCACTTGAAGCAGGATTACAGGAAGCATTAAAACTTATATGATTATGGAAAATATTAATTTGAACGAACTACGGGATCGTGCTTATAAAATAGCTTGTGAGCACGGTTTTCATGATAAGGAACTGAGTAACGAACACCACCTTTGTCTTGTCATTTCTGAGCTTATGGAAGCTGTGGAAGCGGATAGGAAAGGGAAACATGCCGACAGGGAATCTTTCAAGTCTTCTTATGAGGATGAAGAACCGCACGATGATGTCAACTTCAAGTATAGCTTTGAAAAATACATCAAAGACTGTGCGGGGGACGAGCTTGCTGATGCAAGCATACGCCTGTTTGACTTGTGTGGGCTTCGTAAGATAGGCATTGATGATTTTACAGAGGAAATGATATACGAGGCAACGGAAAGCTGCAACGGGGAAACATTCACGGAAAGTATATACGCCATATCTACAATTCCTGTACGATATGAATATGAATACGGGTATTCGTTTGAGAAACAAGTAAAAAGTATGCTGTTAGGGATAATTGGACTTGCAAATTATATTGGAATAGATTTGCTTTGGCATATCAATCAGAAAATGAGGTATAACGAATTGGGAGAAAACAAACATGGGAAAGAGGTATTGATTATGAAGCGTGAAATAAAATTCAGAGGTAAGAGCATATACAGTGAAGAATGGCTATATGGCTCTCTTGTTAAGATTGAAGAGGATAGATATGCTATCATCCCGAATTTAAATGATATAGAAATAGGGAAAAGCATCGGCATGTATGAGGTTTATCCCGAAACCGTTGGGTAGTTCACTGGATTGTGCGGTAAGAACGGAGTTAATTGTGTATTTGAAGGAGATATATTGTCTTCGTATGGAACTTTAATAGGAAATATATATGAAAACGACGGATTTAAAGATAGGGGATTTGGTGAGAATAAAGCTGCCATCACCACAAGGGGAAAGGTTTTCAATTCCCATGCAGGTGGTAGGTATTTTTTCGAACATCAGCGGAGAAAGTCCGGATGATACAGTATACCTTGATTTTGAGGGGAATGAAGGTGATGTATGGGAAGAGGAGGTGGAAAATCTGGTGTTTTGCAAGAAAAGTAGTGTCTGTAGAAAGGATTAGGGTATATTTAGGGTATATGAATTAAATGACCGGTTTTGTTTTTATTTATAATTTGTGTATTTTTGAGGTGTAATGATACCGTATGAAGGAGTGCGGTGCGTTCTGTTCGGACGAAAAGACTTTTATGAAAAAAAAACTTGTAATAAACAGGGAGAATTTTTGCCACTACTATATAGAGACTGGCAATGCGTCAGAGGCGTACAGGAAGGCGTATCCATGCAGTGTGAGCTGGAAGGACGGTGTTGTACAGAAGAGGGCATTCGAGCTTTTGAAGAATCCGGATGTGTTATGTAGGATGAATGAGTTGCGTGATGAGGCTTGCGAGAGGTTTGACATGAAGAAAGATGACGCCCTTCGTTTTCTGGCGGGTGTGGTGAATGTGGATCCCATAGATATAGTGTCAACCGGGAAAGACAGCTACATAGTTAAATCCATAGAGGACGTTCCGAAATCGGTACGCATGTGTATACAGTCAATAAAAAACACCCAGTATGGTATTGAGATACGCCTGTATAGCAAGATAGCCGCAATTACACAGATAAGCAGGATGCTTGGTTGGGATGCCCCTGTGAAGAGTGATGTCAGTACGAATGTTAGGATGATAATAGGGGACGAGAAATGATAGAGATGGTATTCTCATATAAATTGTTCAATCCACTGTTCTGGCATATCCGTGAGGCGATGCATGACAAGGATATCCGGTATATTATAAACAGAGGGGGATCTTCATCGGGGAAGTCTGTGTCTACGACACAGGCCGTGTTGTTGTCTGTATTATCCGGTGACGGGTCCGCTCTGATTGCGAGAAAAGTGGGTGCAAGTCTGAAGAATACGGTGTATGAAGAATTTAAGACCCAGATGAGGGTTCTGCAATTGAGCCGGTTCTTCTCGCCAAAGGAAAATAATATAACCTGCATGAATGGTTGTAAGATCGACTTTACAGGACTTGACGATCCGGAAAAAATAAAATCCATCACTGGATATAGATGGATAGTAATGGAAGAGGCAACCGAGTTTGAATACGAGGATTTCACACAGATCCGTTTCCGTCTTAGAGGGAAGGAGGGGCTACAGATTATATGTAACTTCAATCCGGTGTCGGAAGATTCGTGGATCAAAACAAAGATTCTTGACACATACGAATGGGATAAAAAGCCGAATGATCTGTTCAGGAAAGTCAGACATCCGGTAACGAGAAAGTTCTTGCCGAAAGAGTATAGCAGGATTCTTGGTAAGAGGACCAATAAACCTAGAATGATAGCCAATGAACGAACTGGGAAGATGGAGAGATACCCGTCAGATACGGTAGAGTTGCATTCTTCATACAAAAACAACTTCTGGGTTGTAGGGTCACCGGACGGGAAGTATGGATATTACGACAGGCAGACCATATCAAACTACCAATGGTACAAGGATCATGATTATAACTATTACAGGGTGTATGCGCTTGGTGAATGGGGAAGCATCAAGACGGGAGGAGAGTTCCTGTACGCTTTCGATTCAAACAAGAATATAAAAACGACACAATATATCAAGGGGTTACCGGTACACATTTCAATTGACAATAACGTGCTGCCTTATATTTCAATATCATTTTTTCAAATGGACGGAAGCAATCTAAGGCAGTTTAATGAGATATGCGCCGGTGATCCGTTCAATACGGTTACACAGGCTGCACGGATGGCTGTTGATTATCTGAAATCGATAAGATATAATGATATGCTGTATCTGTACGGGGATGCGTCCACAAGAAATGGGAACACTATCGACGATGACAAGAGGTCGTTTCTGGACAAATTCGTTGAAGGTCTTGAAAGTGCTTACCATGTTGAGGAAAGGATACCAGATTCAAATCCGTCCGTACCCATGTCCGGTGAGTTTGTGAACTACATGCTTGCCGGAGGATCGGGGATGTCGTTCTCCGTGGATGACGGGTGCAAGAACTCGATCGTGGATTACAATAACGCAAAGAAAGACGTTAATGGCGGTATATTGAAGACAAGGGTGAAGGATAAGGTTACGGGGCAGTCTTACGAAAAATACGGGCATTTGGTCGATTGCCTTCGATATGTTTCCGTATGGGTTTTCAAGGACGAATACACGAGATTTTCGTTAAAGAGAAAGAGAAGCAAAATTAAACAGGAGGATGATGATATGAAGTATTTTGATTTTAGCAAAAAAAAGAATGGCGACAAGCTGGTATATATCATGCCGGATAACGAAGGGCGGTTTGTGATATTGTATTGTATGATACATGAGTATATAGATATAGAAGATGTGACATACCTTCCGGATTTTGATGAGAATATCATGAAGGACGGGATTGAAAGTTTTTCGAAAGAATGCGATGTCGTATTCGAGAGCGGACGTGATTTTTTCCATGTAGGCCAAAGTCTTCGTGAGGTTTACGATGTGAGGATCATAAGAAGCAAGGGTGATAACTTGGGTAGGATATCATCACAGGAGGGATTTATCAAGTCAAAGATTCGTTTCAGATCTGATTACGAAAGTTTGCAGCAATATGCTGAATTTATGGATGATGTGCTGGATTACTCCGGGGAAGATACGTGTGCGGCGATGAATGCGCTGGCTTCGTTGGCGTCATATTCGGGAAGGCGATATGAATTTGCATAATTTAAATTAGAATAATTAAAAATAAGTACTAGTTTATTTGTTTATAAGTATTATATATCCTATTTTTGCATAGACAGTTGTCTTTAGGTTGTGAAGAAGCAGCCTGCATGATTAAGAACGTAAAAACCTGAAGGCAATAACCGTGACGTCCGGTTAGTGCCTTTTTTATTGAGAATATGAAGCTGGAGTTCCATACAAAGAATTTTTCATTGTCTTTCGGGAGTAAGTCAAAGAATCTGCTCCGTGATGAGGCTGGTAACATTACGGGATATGATGTCGGTTCTGTTTATGACATAGCTACGCCGTATGTAGCTTCAAGCAACTTCATCACATTGTTTGAAACTCTTCCGGAGGTGTCGTTCCCGGTAAGATTCATTATAGATAAGATCTTGAAAGGTAATTTCATGCTGAAATCTCAGAAGGATGATTCTGTAATCTGGAATAATGAGGAGATGAACCAATTCCTTACGCGTCCGAATCCGTTACAGACTTTCTCTGAATTCGTAACGTCACACTTCGCGTATAAGTTTGTTACGGGGAACTCGTTTATAAAGGCGGCTGTGCCTTCTTCTTTAAGAGGAAAGGAGTTGTGGAAGTGGTGTGACAATTACTGGGTGCTCCCATCGGACTGTGTGGAAGTGAGGGCGAGACGCCCGGCTCCGTTGTTTTCGGTCGCAGGGAGAGATGATCTTATAGAATGCTACCAGCTGACGTTTGGCGGGGTTGTGGATATGATAGATCCGGGAAATATCCTGCATGTGAAGGAGATGAATATAGACTCTTCCGGGAATTACATGGAGGGAAAGAGCAGGCTGGTGTCCCAGTTGAAGCCTATATCGAATCTGATACCGGTATATGAGGCGAGGAATATAATATATACAAAACGTGGCGCGTTGGGCATAATTGTCAGCAGGAAAAAGGATGATGCCGGTTCCGTACCGTTGAAGCCGAATGAAAAGGAGGAGATAAGAAGAGAGTATAATGACGCATACGGGGTAGGTGATTCAAGGAAATCCCCTGTGGCCATAATGAAGGATGATGTAGGCTTTATAAAGACAAGCATGAGTATTCAGGAATTGCAGCCGTTTGACGAGACGCTTGTCGACGCGATAAACATAGCTGGCGCATACTCGATACCATCCATGCTTGTCCCGAGAAAGGAGGCCAGTACATACGACAATCAGGCCAGTTCGGAGAGGGGTGTGTACAGTAACATTGTAATACCGGAGGCGAAGGCGTTTGTAAGAGATATGACACAATTTCTTGGACTCGACAGGAGCGGAATGTATCTAGATGTGGATTATAGTGATGTTGATGTGTTGCAGGCCGGGAACAAGGAACGTCAGGAGACTATGGAGATCACGTCAAGAAAGTGCAGGGATGAGTTTCTCGGAGGGGTGATAACGCTGAACGACTGGCGTGCGCAGATAGGCGAGTCGGCTATTGACAGTCCGATATATAACAAGCTGGTCTTGGAGATGGACAACGATGAGGTCGGGAGGTTGAGAGATTTGGGATTGATCGGGAATTCAAAGAACTATAAAAATGGAACAATTTAGAGATATAACTTGTAAGACCAGAACGAACGATGTTGACGAGAAGGGCATTGTGACGGTGGCTGTGAATGGGATCGGGATTGAGGATTCCGATGGGGATATTTCGGCAAAGGGTTCTTTCAACAAGACGCTGAAAGAGAATTTTCCCCGTGTTAAATGGCTGTACAACCACGACAGGACGGTACTTCTAGGTTGCCCGATAGAGGGAAAGGAGATGGATGGGAATCTGGTAATGACCGGAGCGATAAATCTTAAAAAGCAGATCGGTCGTGATGTTCTTGAGGATTATAAATTGTACGCGGAATACGGGAAGACACTGGAGCACTCTATCGGTGTAAGGGCGGTTAAGCGCGACGACAAGGATAAGAGGATAGTCAAGGAATGGGCCTTGTGGGAATATTCCACATTGTCATCATGGGGGGCGAACCCTCAGACATTCCTGATTGACATAAAGAATATGGACGGAGATGCTGTAAGGGATCATATTGAGTTTTTGAAAAAAGCTCTAAGTATGAGATATTCGGACGAAAAATTAAAGGAGTTGGATATGAATTTAGGTTTGATTGAGAAAGCGTTGTCGGGCAAGGAGATAGTGACATGCCAGCATTGCGGGCTGGCGTTTGATTACGATTCTGTCCCAGAGTATACATTGGAGAGTCAGGTGCTTGAAAGTGCGGGTGATTACGCAAGATGGATGGCTGAGGATGTTGTCGCACAGGAGATGAACAAGCTGAAGCCGGAGATACAGGAGCAGGTTATGAATATAATTAACTCGAATAAATCGCTGGAGAACATATCATCATACGTGAGATGTCCTAAGTGCTATTCAAGGATATATAGAAGCATGTCGAACAAGAATAACGAGCCGCCGGAGGGCACTCGCAAGGAAGGAAGCCGCGGAAGCACTTTCTCTTTGAAGAGTCTCGGTAATTTAATTTAAATATATTATTATGAACGGAGAAAGAAATTTTATTCATTTCGCCAAGAGCGAGAACGAATTGACGCTGGAGGAAAAGCAGACACTTGGAACCATTCAGAAGAATGTGAACCAGACGGTGGCTGAATTGTTGAAGGGTATTGTTGACCAGAAAGCATTTGACGAAAAAATGCAGGGGTTTGAAACTGTATTGAAGGATCTGAACGAGGATGGGAAGTTCGGTATCGCGCTGAAAGAGCTCGGTGAGTTCAAAGAAGTGATCAAGAGCCTGTCAAATGAGATTGAGGGTCTGAAACAGAAGGGATTCAACCTTGGTGGAAGGAACAGGCTGGCAGACAAGATCGATGAATTCATGAACAGTGAGAAGTACAAGGATTTCGTTGACGGAAAAGTAAAGAGCACAGGAAAGTTCGATATTGATCTGAAGGATGTTGCTTCTCCTGTGAGCATGACGGACAATTATTCCGGCGACAAACTGATTACCAGACAGAGTAATGTAGTTGTGACCAAGGTAAATGAGGGTGCGCATCTTCGTGATATAATGACGGTTGATCAGGGTGACCCGCAATTTCCGACAATCACATTCGCCCAGATTTATGATCTGGACAGAAATGCAGCCGCCGTTTCGGAAAACGGACGTCTTCAGGAATCATCATTCAAGATCAAGGAGGAGACTGTAGGGGTATGCAGGATCGGTACCTATGTGCCTTTGAGCAAGAGACTGCTCCGCTCGCGTATTTATGTCCGCTCATGGTTGCTTAACCGTATCGCCTCATGGGTAAGAATGGCGGAGGACTTCCAGATCATGTTCGGGGACGGACAGGGTGACAACTTGAAGGGTATTGCCAATTATCCTGACATTAAGAGTGCTTCTGATTTGATCAGCGGTACGGTGGTTACAGGCTCGGCCGGTGATGTGAAATCGGTATCAACCTACAACAGCGGGAAACAGTCGGTCGTAGAATTCTCGAAGCCGTTCGATGAGATCATTGAAGGGCAGAAGATCACATTTGACGGGACATCTGTGACTGAGATGAAGAATACTTTCACCGTCCATAAGGTCAATGACCGCAAGATTGTGATTGATATGGCGTACAAGGCTGTAGCGGACGCGGCGTCAGTTACATTCACAGTCAAGAACGGACTGTTCAATTCGGTAGTGTCGCCCAATATAGGTGATGCGGTAGCCGCATTGTTTGCGATTATGACGTATGGGGAGTACACTCCGTCATTCATTGCACTGAATCCGTCCACTGTGTTTGAGGCGGAGACAGCGAAGGACACATCGGGAAGATCGTTGAATCTTGTCACTACGGTGAATGGGGTGAAGTATATCGCGGGCCGTCCGATCATCGAGACAACCAAGATTAATCCGGGGTACTATTTTGCGGGAGATATGACAAACGGGGCGTCATTGGTTGACTGGTCCGCATTGTCGATTGAATTCGCCGAGGATGTTGAGACAAAATTGAGAAATTCAGTGGTACTTATCGCGCAGGAAGAGGTGCAGATGCCTGTATATAACCCTTACGCATTCACATACGGTGCTATGAGCGATCTTCTTACCGCAATCAAGAAAGCTTCGTGATATGAAAAAAAGGGTTATAATCGAAGGTGACGCACGGACTGTGGACAATATAGTTCAAGAGAACAGAATCCGTGAGGAAATGGGTCTTGTATCCATTGCGTGCGAGGATATGCCGCAGGAAAAATCGGATTACTTGGAACAGAGAGAGAAGAGAGAACCTTTAAGAGACAAGAAGGAGGCATGATATGATAATAGATTATACATTTTTCCAAAGTGGTGAACTGAGGATTTCCGGGCTTCCATTGCCGGGAGTGACGGCAGGTCCGACAAATAATGCGGTGTTATACGACCTGTCTTCATATATAGCAAGATACGAGGACGAATATTTGGAGTTTGCCCTTGGAGAGATGTATGATCCTTTTTGTGAATACCTGAGATCGGGTGGGTCCGGAGAAGAGAAGTGGGACGCTCTCAAGGGGAAACTTGTAATCGAGCTAAAGGAGGGGGAATTTACCATGAAAAGATCTCCTATTGCCAATTATGTCTATTTCCATTATTTGAGGGACCATCAGTCTGATGCGACAGCGACTGGAGTCAAGAAGGATACGGACGAAGGGACGCTTGTATCACCGGAGTTAAAGATGGTGTGTGCATGGAATGACATGGTTTCAATGAACGACGCCCTGTTTCGCTGGATTGACTCAAACAGGAATGAATATCCGGAATGGAGCTATGAGGTGTTTCTGCTTAGTAAGATTAATATATTCGGACTATGATTATAGAATTGATAAGGGATGTTGTTGTTGAGGCTTCCAGGAAGACTGGCAATAATGTAAACTTCGTATTCGGAGACAGTTCATATATACGTGAGCAGATCAGGGTATTGAAGGCATCTCCTGACACGGCCGTTTCGCGTTTCCCGCTGATCGGGTTGTATGTTCCGGTAGAGGAGATGAAGGACAGCGATGATTACTATTGCAAGGCGGATGTTTCTCTTATAATTGCGGTAAACACAAGCCGGGATTACACAAATGAGCAGCGTCTTGAGATATCATTTAAGGGAATATTACGTCCTCTGTATGAAGCGTTCATAAGCTCTGTAAAGGAATGTGGTAAATTTGATTTCGGGTATGGAAATCCCGTCCATTCCTATACCGAGAACTATTCATTCGGCCGGAGAGGGTCGTTTGATGTTGACGGTAAGGAATTGGATGAGAAGATTGACGCTATTGAGATAAAGAATTTGGAATTAACGGTTAAAAATCAGAATTGTTATGCGAACAGATATTAGAGAGTGCGGAAGCACTTCCGGTTTTAATACCGGGATGAACTACTGCCCGTTGCAGCCAGACAAGGTTGCGGGTGTTGTTTTGGTTATCCACGGTAAGAAGCTACCGAAGGAACTGACGGCTGACGCTTTGGAAGAGGCCTGTCACGCTGATTATCCGGACAGGATCTATCCTATTACAGGGATTTCAGAATACGCCGTGAACGGTGGGGAGGCGAGCACATCGGAGAACGGTTATGCCGGTTCGGAAATTACAGGGTATTCGGCAAGAACGGATACATTCACATTACGCAAGTTCAATCTTGCATTACAGGCGAATCTTGTTGCCAACAAGGACACGCTGTTTGATATGTACGTGTTTGACAAGAATAACGTGATTTACGGGGAGGATGACGGAACGGATGAGTTGGCGGGATTTGAACTGTCTGGGGTTTACCCTACCGGACAGACTTATGACTCCAGCGGTCAGAAGGCGTACCTTGCATTCAACGCGATGTATTCGGATACGGAGAAGATGATGAAAAACATGTCGATAAAACAGGCATCAATCAATCTTGAGAGCGTTCTTAAGGGGTTGAATTATGTGGAATTTGTAAAGATGTCCTCTCCGGAGAACACATACAAACTAGTGGATCATTACGACCGTACGGATCTTACCGCGTATTATGGTGCCGCGCTTGCGGAGAAGGCTACAACAGTAGTATCCGGGGTGACCGCCCTTGAATACAGTGACGGGACTCTTAAGGCTACAGGGGGAACTCCGGTATTGAAGAACCCTTCCGTATTGCAGACTAATGGGATCATCGGAATTGAACAGTGGACGTGATGAGGGTGAATGGAGTTACATTTATCGATTCCGAGGTGGTCAAACTTTCGCTGGACGAGTTTGTCGCTCAGAATATAGATGTGTTCTGGCAGGACATTTCTAGGGAGAGACGTAAATCAAGGCTGGTTTCAGTATATAACAGAATTGTCAATAAAAGTAATTCAGGAGGCGGGGGAGATTGATCCCCCGTTTTGCGTATGACATTGGAAGAATATTCAAAATCGTGGAAGAAACTGGCTGACGGGTTGGAGGATGTGCTAGTAAGCCAGTTGCAAGGAGAAACGGATCTTATAGAGGAGTTTGCCCGTGAACAGTTGTATTCGGGTGTGAACGGTGATGAGGAGCGTCTTACTCCGAAGTATTCACAGGATCCGTATTTCAAGGAGGTTTATGGGAAGAACTGGAAGTCTCATGCGATAGGTTACATGAAATGGAAGAGAAAGATACAGCCGCCTGCCGCTTCTTTTCTTGGATTCCGCCCGCGTGCGATGGACACACCGAATCTTATTATCAGAGGTGATTTTTACGATTCTATAACAGCAATACCTGTTAAGGACGGTGTTATGGTTACAAGTAACGGGCTTTCTTTTTCAGCTGATATTGAGAGGAAGTACACGAGTAAGATATACAAGATGAGTAACAGGGCGGTAAAACATTATATAACATATTACGCAATGCCTCAGATTGATGACTTCATTAAATACTGCGGATTATGAAAAATTGTCTGTGTCAGGGAAATAGATTGATGATGGAGATGGATCACATGCGTTCTGTCGCTGAGAAGGCGGCATCCATGGATGAATGTGTTTATATATTATATAAGGATGGGGACATATACAAGTTCTGCCGGGAGGACGAGGAATGGTCGGGAGAGTTTGTTGAGTTCGTCTTTCCGTGAGATGATGGCGGGCCACGAAAGGATTACTGTGAATTCTAATTTTTATAAAAGCTTTAATATCAGAGGAAATGTTTAAAGAACGTAATTCCGTTCTTATACAATCAAGAGGGAAGAATGGTGGGACATGGATGCATTCCTTGCTTTTTATTGATTTTGCAATGTGGCTCAACCCATCTTTCAAGGTAAAAGTTCTCAAATTTGTATATGACGAAATGATTAAATTCCGAAACATTGCTGGAGATGCGTACCCTAAAATGTGTGCAGCTGTTTCTTCCATTCTTCCCGAATATGTATTCAAACAAAAAGTCAAGGACTTAGCCAAGTCTCTAAACATAATAGTCTATGGAAAGCATGAACAAGAAATGCGTAATAAGATTGGTGATGAGGCCAAGATACGTGAGATGTACGAGCTGGAACAGCAGATAGCCCAGTGGATTGAGTTAGGTTTCATCAAGAACTATCAGGAATTAAAGCAGGCGTTGACGAAGGTGTATTATCAAAAACATCCGGATGTTCTTCCAATGTAAATATTGAATTACTTTTCTTTCAACGTAATTTAGAAAAACGTCTAAATTAATATCTAATTGACAGTCTTGTTTTTAGATTATAAATTAAATATCTATTTTTGCACAGACCATTTGCTACAAACTAATAAACATTATTATCATGGGAAGCGTAATAGATAACAAGAGAGACAAGGCTTCTGTAAATCGTCATAACCGGATAAAGTCTAAGGGTGACAGACTGGGATGGACGTTGAGAAGTGAAGTAAAACATCGCCCTTTGCGTGAGATTGTTGGAGAGGGTAAGATAGTCAGTGATTCATGCTGTTTTATTTCAGCGACTACAAAAATGATTATGTAAATGTTAGACAAAATTCATCCGTTCTGATTAATATTCATACAGAAAGCGTCTCCGAAAGAACGGGACGCTTTTGATTTTTCATTGATATACAAGTTTTACACTGACAGGACAGAATATTACCAAAGACTAAAATATATAATAAGGGTGGAAGCCTATGAGGATGTCTTTGCAATAAAATTCTATGCTGCAAGGGACAGGAAACTTGATAACAAATACAATAGGATATTGAAAGCTCACGACTATAAAAGCGCATTAAAAGTATTTGTAACATGTGCATCAATAATTCCATCCATCATAAAAGAATATCCACAAGCATCTTTTGCTGTAAATGGAGCAGAAAGTATGGATTTTGAGAGTGATAAAGTCGAAAATAAAGCAAATAACCAAAGATTCAGAATATACAGAACGATAGCATTGAATCTATTCGGTAGAGAGACATTTGAGCACATTGAATATAGTAATGTAAGTTCTTATTTGCTTGTTAACAAGAATAATTGTGATTCTATAACAGATAAGACAAAAAGGATAAAAGATTTATTTTTATCGAAATTTGATCTTGAATTATAATCTATAATTTGAATTATTTTTTTCTCTTTTTTTGTTTAAGTGCGCAATCTATTTAGTAAATTTGTAGCGGCGATACAGCTTGAGTGAGCGCGTCTAAGATATTAAGTATTTCCATAGAGTTGGGAATATATAAACAGTGCCGAAAGATACTCAAGCGTTCGGTACTGTTTTTTTTATATTCCCGTGTGTGAAAGGGCACACTACGAAGATTGTATGAATGACATTCAGATTTTCAAGAATGAGTTTTTCGGTGAAGTTAGAGTAGCCGGGACGAGTGAGGAACCATTATTCTGCTTAGCGGATGTTTGTGCGGTTATTGGTATTGCAAATCCAAGAAATGTAAAGTCACGTCTAGACTCAGAGGATGTCCGCCAAATGGACACCCTTACGGAAGGAGGCAATCAACAGGTTACATTTGTCACCGAAAGCGGATTGTATGATGTGATAATTCGTAGCGACAGTGAAAAAGCAAAACCGTTCCGCAAATGGATTACAAATGAGGTATTGCCTTCCATCCGCAAGACAGGTGAATATTCCGTAAAGCAGGCATTGCCTAAAACCTACCTTGAAGCATTGAAAGAGTTGGTAGTTGTTGTTGAGGCTAACGAAATGTTGTCCTTGGAGAACAAGTCAATGAAACCGAAGGCTGAATACTTCGACAATCTTGTAGATAGGAATCTCCTAACCAATATACGCGATACAGCGAAACAGATTGGGATTAAAGAGAAAGATTTTGTTAATTACTTGCTTGAAAACAAATATATGTACAGGGACAAGAAGAAGCAATTGCGCCCTTACGCGGAACACGTGCCATCACTGTTTCAGATCAAGGATTACGAGAATAACGGGCATACAGGCCAACAAGTGTTGCTAACGCCAAAAGGTAAGGAAACTTTTCGCTTGTTGGTTGGATAAACTTCTAAAATCGGAGAAACAGAACTGTTTTTCAAGTTTGTGTTAGAAAAATATCGGGGGTTATAATTTTAAAATAAGAGAAACAGAGCATTGTTTGTGTATTATCAGAGGAATCCGGATATTTTATCAATATAGGATAAAACCCCGAACCGACACTATCGGAACGGGGCTTTGTCGTCTTAACTAAACGGTCTCGCTTCACAGCGGTACACTATCTTTAAAAAGTAGCTGCGGAAAGTTCTTTAGATATATGTTCCACCGCCACACGTATCTTATCATACTGCTTTTGTCCGGCTGTCGCCACCCCTGAGGTATATTGTCGCATTAATGAAGCGTTTATGCCTGCTAGCTCTGCAACTTTAGTAACATTCAGAAACGAGAAATAGTTGAAAAAGGATTGCATATCATACTTGTATGTGAACTCCAGTTCCGGCACTTCCTTGCCTTCTTCTGTCTGCATCTCCTTTATTTCCTCATATACTTCCATCATATCCTCTTTGGCGGCTTCTGCCGTATCTCCATATCCAGCCAACCCGAAGCCTGGCAAATCTTCCTTGACAAAGCATGAATAATATCCATCGCTCGCCTTTTCCATGATAACAGTTACTTTCATATCCATTCCATTAAAATAGGAGTACGGCACTATTACCGTACTCCATTACCTCAATAAAAACAGTCTTTCGGTCATGAAGCGAAAAAAGGTATGGGGGATTACTCCCCCAAAAGAACCTTTCTTGCTTTACGTTCCATTCCGGTTGGTACTTCTTGTTTGCCGTGTCTTGACAACGCGAACTTGTTTCCTGTTTTGGGGCTGTACCAAATATCATGGTTTGCCCCGTGCCTTAGAACGTAACAACCTGCTGCGGTAAGTTCCGCAAAAAACTGATTGTACTTCATAATTTAAAAGACCGTTTGTTTATTAAGACAGCGCAAATATAGCGTTTTTGCTATAATATGTCAAATAAAAACATAACTTTTTTGCTATAAAACGATTTTCCCCTCTTTTCTTTTTGTATTTCAAATTATCGGGAAACCCTATAAGGTGGCAGAAATGAAACGATCTGCGACTTCTATGCCCTGCGTATGTTGCGACGTTCACACCTACGGAGGGTTTCTTTAGTCTAAAAGATTTCGAAAAAGCGCGTATCTGTGATTAAATGTTAAATATATCACAATATACGAAAATATATTGTGATTTATTTTGCTGTTATATCACAATATAGTATATTTGCATTGTGATAATGAAACAACAATTGAGGCACATAAGATTTCCGAAGTAGCTTTCAAAAAAAGATCGGCAAAGTTTTGACATATCAAAAATTATGCTTTCCTTTGTAATGTCTAAACTTAATAGCGGTACGAAGCCGCAAACATAGCGGCATTTTTTGTGCCAATACATATTTAGTGTGTCTTTTGAAAATATTAAAGATATAACTGCACCGTGTCGGGAAGTAGAAATACTCTCGGAGTTTTGCTATTAAGACTTAGACAACACGTAGTGCAGTTTTTTTTATTGTCTAAAATTAATAGTTATGAAAGAATTAGTTTTATCCAAAGAAAGTAGCGAAAGCGAAATCAAAGCGTACTTCAACGCAGTTCTTGAATTGTCTAAATCAGACAATGAATTCCCTATTAATCTTGATGAGGTGTGGATGTTGGTGTATAAAGAAAAGGGTAAGGCTGTACGTGCGCTCAAAGAAAACTTTATTGAAGGAGTTGATTATAGCACATTTGCCAAAAATGGCAAAACAGATACAGGAGGGTATAAAGTAATAGAATATCATATTACAGTTTCCTGCATGGAGTTTTTCATCGCCAGAAAGGTTCGTTCGGTCTTTGAAGTTTATCGTCAAGTATTCCACAAAGTAGCAAAGCGTGAACTTTCCCGGAAAGAGCTTGCCTTAATGGTAGTACAAGCCGAAGAGGAGAAAGAACGTTTGTCTTTGGAGAATGAGAAAAAGCAAAAATATATAGAGAAGCTTCAGCCCAAAGCCTTCTTTGCTGACTGCATCATGCAGTCGGAGGACTGCATCTCGATTGGCGAGATGGCTAATATTTTGAAACAGAACGGCCTGTTCGGTAAGGGTCAGAATTCCTTTTTTGAATGGCTTCGCTGGAGCGGCTACCTGTTGAACCGTGGCTCCCGTTACAATCTTCCTTCCCAGCGTTCCATGCGGTTGGGCATAATGCGTATAGCCGAGCAGCAGCGTGGTAGCGTTTTCATCAACAGGAAAGCTGTTATCACGCCTTACGGTCAGAGATATTTCATTGAGTTGTTCGGCAAGAGCAGTACGGCAGGCCAATGTACCATAAATTTCATCTATAAATAACAATATTGATTATTAATCAAGTCTTTCCCACCTTGTTTAAGAGGTGGGCGGACCTTTTACACCCATAACCGTCGCTATTCGCGACATAATTCGAAAAGACTATGACGACATTAGAAAAATTGGAAAGGCTTCTTAAAGAGATGGAGTCCGGTAATAAGAGATTTGAACGTATTTGCAATTCCAATCTCAATTCCAACAGCCATCTAAAGCTGATCGTGTGCACCGGAATAAAGACGACAGGCAAGTTTGATTTGCGAAAGTATAATAAAATGATTATATGATATGAAAACAAAAGTTTTTAGTAGATTCTGTTATTTATCCAAATTCTAAATTGCAAACAAATATGCCATAATTCTTTGAATTGTTTTTAAATGTATATTACTTTGCCGTAAACAACCAAATTATTATAACTATATGAAAAAAGTATTTACTATTTTATCACTAATCCTTCCATTGTTGTTTTCCTGCTCATCAGACGAAGATAATCAGTATGTGGAATTTGATAAATCCGAGTTGGAAGTAGGTCCAGAATCCAATGGATATGTCATAGATATTACCGCTAATTGTCACTATGAAATTCTTTCTGATGGTGTAGACTGGATTAATATAGCACCACCTAGTGATTCCCATTCCGAACTGACATATATACGTTTGACAATAAAGGAAAATACAACCTATTCTGATAGGTCTACAGTTATAACAGCTGTAAGTCAAGATGGTTCTTCCATGTCAAAGGTAAAGATCACCCAGAAAGAAAATAAAGGGATAATATCCGAAAACGAATGTGGCGAGTTTGACGGTGAAAAGCAGAATATAACAGTAGATATAAAAACGAATATAGATAATCCTTCCATAGATACCCCTGAATGGATAACTATCGCATCAAAAGGACGAGCTTTGTCTGACAGATCATACCAGTTTATGTTATCCAAGAATGAAACTGGATCAGAAAGAGTCGGAAAGATTGTATTCAGTGGAGAAGGTAAGTATTTTGAATATACAGTAAAACAAAAGTCAATCCGGATTCTTCCTTCAAAAATCACATTTAAAGAAGGAGAAAACATTGTGCTTAATAGTAATTCTGACTTTACCATAACCCCTGTATTCTCTCCTGTAGAATGTACAGAGAAAGATCTTGAATGGACCTCTAGCAATACGAATGTAGTAACCGTATCAAAAGGAGTGCTGAAAGTTGTTGGAAATGGAGAGGCAAAGGTTGTAGCGAAGAGCAAACTTGCAAATGTAAGTGCGTCAATTAACGTTACAGTGAAGATTGAAGCGAGACAAATCATGCTTATGGATGGTACAGCTCAAATGTTATCTGAAACAAATTGGACATTTGGATATAAGACAAAGATAAAATTTGGTTCTATCCCGGAAAACGCATATTTAGGAGATGTTTTCATAACCTCAAGCAATGAAAGCATTGTGTCTATTGTTGATGGATATTTGATCGCAAATTCCAATGAAGGCACAAGTAGAATAGATATATATGACCGGTACAGCTTGTTGCACACTATTGTGAATATAACTGTAAAAAGATGCATAACTCAAGGGGGATTTAAGCTTATAAATCAGAATTCAGATGCTCTTATGATGTCTTTTGCTGGAACTATTCAAAATAGCAAAGGGGTTGAGGTATTAGGGGCTAGTCTTGTCGATAGCAGTAATCGCGTATTGGCTTTAGCTGATAATATAAGCATTCCATCCGACATAGTTCAATTCTCCACTAAAATAATAAACATGACTTCTTTGTTCGGTATTTATATGATACATGAGTACGATTTCCCGAAATTAAGATTCCTTGTTTCCTATAGATTCGGATCTGATCCTAAAATATATCAAGAATATATAGATATAGATCCGTCCAAACAAATTGGATGGTAAGTTCTTATGGGGAGAAGTTTTTGCTTCTCCCTTTTTTTATTTAGATTGCTGTATAAATTAGCTTATGATTGTTTATTCGATTGATTTTTTCGTTAGCTTTGCAACAATACTAATATAAATCTGTTCTCATAAAATTATAAATATATAACAGAATCATGGATGCTCATTCTTTTGAAGCCCAGTATAGTGACGGTAAGACTAAAATAAGTCTTAATGTAGGGGTTTATATCTTCCAAGAGGATAATGTCTATATATCGTATTGCCCTGCTTTGGACTTGTCCGGATATGGGGAAACTGAAAATGCCGCAAAGACTTCATTTGGGCAAACTCTGGGTATGTATATAGAATATTGTTTGAATAAAAATACATTAGTGAAGGATTTGCAAAAGCATGGATGGAAAATAAAGAGCATGAAGCAAAAGAGGATAAAGGCTCCTGATATTAATACAATGATGTCGATGAATCCCGAATTCAGAGAAATAATTGAGAACAAAGATTATGTAAAATACTCAGAAAGTGTTAATATACCGTCTTTTTCATGAATACACAGAAATTAAGCAATGTTCCATTGTCTGACTTTCGTGATTTTTTGGAGAAGGTTGGATGTAAGAAAATATCTACAGAAGGAGGGCATGAAAAATGGACACGAAGAGATTTGCTTCGTCCAATAATATTGCAGACGCATATATCTCCTATACCTGAATTTATTATTAAAAATGCTTTGCGTACATTAGGATTGTCTAAAAAAGATTTTTTTGAAATATATTTTGATGTTCATTAAGTATTCATTTTTTATAAGAATATAGTTAGAAACTCCGGATGTATTGACGTAATATCAATAAAATCACTATCTTTGCTCTTAGAAGGTGTATGAAGTCATACATCGCCAAATATTTACGAAAAGACCATGGCGGGAGCGGAATTTAAAATAACGGATAAAATACAGGACAGTATACTTACGAAGCTTAAGGGCATTTCAGAAGAACTGGGAGTATTAGATAATAAATTCAAAGAAGCATCAAAAAGTTATGCAGATTTAGCAGAGAAGTTGGCCGCTAAGATCAATGGCAGTCCGGGTAGTTTGGAGGAATTAAGTAAAAAGAGCAAGGAATACGAGCAGACAGTAAAAAAACTACATGATACCCAGAATGAGCTTGCAGACTTGCAACAAAAATACAAGGAATCACTTAAGCAAGTTAATGAAGTAACAAAACAGGCGGTCAGAAATGCGCAGGAGGACGCGAAGGCGAAGAAACTTAATGCTGAGGCTGAGTTGAGACTTGAGAAGGCGCAGACAGAGCGTATACGCCAGCAAAAACTACTGAATCAGGAGCAGAAAAAACAAAAACTGACAACAGAACAGGCGATACAACTAGCAAAACAAGAAGTCCATTCAATTGCTGAAGCTGAGGCCGTAAACAAACAATTACGTCAGGCTGTGAAGGATTTGACAGATGCGGAAGATAAAGAAGGGAAAATACGCCAGCAATTAAATTCGGCAATAAATCAGAATACTAATTATATAAAAAGGAATCGCGATGCGTATGTGCAGGCGAAGATGACAGTCGGAGATTACAAGGAGCAGATAAAGCTGGCGATTGTGGAACTGAAGAATGGTAATGATTCGATGAAAAACTTCGGTATCGTCGCAAAGGGGTTTGGAGGAATAATCAAGACTAGTATTGCCGATGGAACCAGACAGGTCGCTTCTAATGTGGGTTCAATGATCAAGGGTTTTGTTGGAGCTCAAGCGGTTATTACAGGGATTCAGAGGTTAATAGGAGCATTTAAACAGGGGATTAATACAGCAATTGACTTTGAAGCCGCCAACAGTAAGCTCGCTGCCATATTGGGTACGACCAGAGGGGAGATAAAAGACTTGACATCGGATGCAAGGCGTTTAGGGGAAACGACAAAATATACTGCATCAGAAGCGACAAATCTGCAAATCGAATTATCCAAATTAGGCTTTTCCAAGACAGAGATACTTGATATGACCGAAGGGGTGCTGAAATTTGCCCAGGCTACTGGTGCTGAATTGCCGGAAGCTGCTGCTTTGGCTGGTGCGGCTCTACGTATGTTCGGGGCTGATACGGAAGAAACGGAACGGTACGTATCCGCAATGGCTGTCGCAACAACCAAGAGCGCCCTTTCCTTTTCCTACCTTCAGACAGCAATGCCCATCGTCGGACCTGTTGCCAAGGCCTTCAACTTCACAATAGAAGACACATTGGCCTTATTGGGCAAACTGGCAGACGCAGGATTTGATGCTTCCATGTCGGCTACAGCCACCCGGAATATATTACTGAATTTGGCTGATGGCAGTGGTAAATTAGCACAAGCTCTTGGTGGACCGGTTAAGACATTACCGGAATTGGTTGACGGATTGAAAAGATTAAAAGAACAAGGGATTGATCTGAATTCCACACTAGAAATGACCGATAAACGAAGTGTGGCAGCTTTTAACGCATTTCTGACAGCATCAGACAAGATTGTTCCTCTTCGTGACCAGATTACAGGAGTGGAAGATGATTTGAATAAAATGGCCGATACTATGGGGAACAATGTACAAGGCGCATTGTATAACTTATCATCAGCCTGGGAATCTTTGATGCTGACTATAATGGGCAACACCGGAGCAATGAAAGATTTTGTCGATATGGCAACAAATGGAATACGCAAAATAAATGAATGGCTGATGACCACAGAACAACTTGCTGAGAAGCAAGTTGAAACAGCCAAGAGAGCAGCATCCCCTTATGCGGAGGAATCCATAAAATCTGAGATTATTGCCATAAACCGTTTGAAAGATGAATATCTGAAGGCTGGGGATGACGAAACGACAGCATTGGAAAAAGCCAAAAATGAAAGAATTGCCATTTTGGAGCAGGAATTATCAAAGCAACAGTCCTTAAGGAATAAATTCTATAATGAGAACCAGCAGTTATGGAAAGATATGGGAGATGCTTCATTCTTTAAACAGGCGTTGGGGTTGGAGAAGACAAATACCGAATTCAGCAAGGAACAGACAAAAACTTGGAATGAATATCTGGATAAAGTGACTAAAGTAACCTCTTTGGAGAAACAGATTGCCGATATTAGGGCGATATCAAATTCTGTTGATGAAACGTCTAAGGTGTCAACGGCTTTAACTGACAAGCAAAAAAAGAAACTGGAAAAGCAGCGCAAGGAATTGCTTAGAATCGATAAGGAGTATCAGCAAAGTAGGCTGGAGTTAATGGATGAAGGTCTGGAGAAGGAACTTGCCAAAATAAGACTGAATTACACACAGCGTATAGCCAAGGTAAAAGGAAACAGCGGGAAAGAAAATGAAACCCGTAAGAACCTTGCAGAGAAGATGCAGGAGGAAATTGCTAATAAAGAAATTGATTTCTATCTAAGTCAGGAGAAGAAGAAATTACAGATAGCGTTGGACTCGGTAAAAGAGGGAAGCGAGGAGCAGAGGAGGATGAGAATGGAATTGATAGACTTGGATGAGGAGGCTGAGGTAAACGCAATGAAGGGGAATTATGAGAATCTCCAGTTGGTAAGGAAAAAATATGAAAAGAAGAGAATTGAAGAGTTGAACAGGCAAACAAATGAGGATATAAGAAGAATGGAGGATTCTGCATCATTACAGGCTGAGGCGTTTGTGGTAGGGCTTGCAGAGAGGCAGAACGAGCTTGAAAAAAGCCACTTGAAAGGCGAGATGAGCGAGGAGAAATATAAGGAGGATCTCTATAAGCTTACAGTAAAATATAATAAGGAAATGCTTTTGGCACAGATTTCAGCAGCTGAGGCTGAATTGAAATTGGCGGAAGAGACCGGAACTATCCCGCAGGAGAGAATTGATGAGCTGAGATTAAAACTAAGAAAGCTACGAGCGGATTTTGATTCATTGGCTAATGATGAGATGGCTTCCGAATCCGAAAAAGGGAAGAAGAAAGTGGAAGAATGGGAGGAGGCCTTGAAGGGAATTACAGATGCGTTCCCTTCCGAACAAAGCGGTTTTGCTGATTTTTTCTCAGGAATTAATGATGTGCTTGGAGATTTGGCAAAAAAGGCTCAGGAGGCAGGTGGATCTTTTTCTGACATGTGGGCTAACATGTCAGACGAGGAGAGGTTGAAATTCACGCTGGAAGGTCTGGCTAAATTATCTGACGGTTTGAATTCGATGATGCAGAATATATATGAAAACCGAATATCTAAAATTGAAGAGGAACAAGAAGCTAATGAAGAAGCAGGGGAACAAGAGCTGGCAAGGATTGAGCGTTTGGAGGAGACGGGGGCTATCAGTTCAGAGGAGGCTGAGGCGAGGAAGCGCGCCGCTGAAGATAAAACAGCACGAAAAAATGAAGAACTGGAGAAGAAAAAGGCTCAATTGCAACAAAAACAGGCCAGATGGGATAAGGCAAATAGTATCATACAGGCTACTATCGCAACAGCTTTGGCTGTAGCGAAGGCATTGCCTAATTTCGTACTTGCTGGTATTGCGGCGGCTATGGGAGCGGCACAAATAGCCGTGATAGCATCACAACCTATACCTAAGTACGCCAAGGGTACAGACTCCCATAAGGGAGGACTTGCGGTAGTCGGTGACGGAGGAGTCCCGGAAACTGTCATTACAGACAATGGTGCATATATTACACCGTCTGTTCCGACATTGGTTGATATTCCCAGAGGGGCGAAGGTAATACCTTATGCGGTGGATATGGAGAGAATGATGGCTCATGCAAGCGATTTTGACGGTCTTATGGCATACAGGAGCGAAAACAATCTTCCGCCGATATCAATAGTCAATGACTACAGCGAATTGGAGAAGGAGATAAAATCGTTGAAAAAGTCCCAGCAGATTGGGTTTGCAAGACTTGCGATGGCGATAAAGGAGAATAACTATCAACAATTTTCAAAAAAGATTTGATTATGAAGTATTCGAGTGACATATATGAGATACCACTGTCTGTTTTTATAGAGATATACACAAATGAGGGGAATGATGTGGAATTTAAGGATGGGGATAAGGATCACGTGTCTGAAAGAGTCATTAATGATTATATGGAGATAGTTAGCGGAAGACAGTTATTAGCCGAGATCTTAAATTGCAATGAGAGGATGAATCTTGCGATGACCGTGGAACTGATGAAGGCGTGTGAGAATATGATGAGGCTTAAGATGTATGATGATGTGTGTGACATACTGTTGCAGATAGGGTACTCCTGTAAGAAGTCGGATATATCCGGTATGTCTTCGAGAATATCAGCGTTAAAATCCCGTGCCCAATATGATTTGGATAAGATAAGCAAGGAAAAGAACGAAGAACCAAAGGAGAGGCCTACAAAGAAAGCATTCATAAACGAGGTTGTAGCAATCGGAAAGTATAACAAGATGCATATAAATTTGAAAGAATGGACCGCCGGGGATTATGCCTGTCTTGTGAGGCAGACATGTGACGAAATAGAGGAATTGAACCGAAAAAGGAAATGATTGGGAAATTAGTATATAAAATTATGTTAAAATGACTGATTTGTTTATATAATGCGCCTTTTTTAAATAATTTAGCTGCGGAAGTGAATGAGGACATTGGTGGAACTCTGTCTGAGTAAGATATTAAGCCGTCGGTCATTTGGTGTAGAGTTCCACAATATTGCATAATTTGATTGGCGGCTTTCCTTCTTCCGTGTAAAGGAGCACGGTACGTTTTCTTCGGACGAAAAGACGTAGTTATGAATGACATTCAGATTTTCAAGAATGAGGCTTTTGGTGAGGTTCGTGTAGCTGGGACAAGTGATGAACCATTGTTTTGCTTGGCTGATATATGTAAGGTGGTTGAATTAACTAATCCTTCATCGATTAAGTCAAGGTTGGAAAAAGAAGATGTGCAAATGATTGATTTACACGCCCTAAATCCAGATATGGAGATTGTTGGTAACTCAATGGCTACGTTTGTGAACGAATCAGGATTATATGACACTCTATTGTTAAGCAGCAGTAATAAGGTTAGACCTTATAAAAGATGGATTATACATGACGTTTTGCCATCTATCCGTAAACACGGTATCTATGCTACAGATAACGTTATTGATCAAATTTTAAATAATCCGGATTTCGGAATCGAGCTTCTCACCAAGTTGAAGGAAGAGCGGTCAGCGCGCATTGAAGCCGAGAAACAGGTAACTATTCTTACGCATGTAAATAAGACCTATACATGTACGGAAGTAGCTAAAGAACTGGGCCTTAAATCCGCAATAGAGCTAAATAAACGCTTAAAGGATCTTGGAGTACAGTACAAGGTAAACCAGACATGGGTACCATACACCAAGTACGCAACACTAGGCTGGTTTGACATAAAACAAGAAGTCACGGATAATGGCCATATTATCTACCATAGAAGGATAACAGGCATTGGTAGGCAAGGTATAATTAATCTTGTAAATCCATGTTTATTGTGATATAGATGGATAAATAAGGTCGCTATTTCCGGAAAAATAAAAAAAAATAAAATAACAAGATGTTCTACCGATGTGAATTATTAATAGATGGTCTGAGATACCGGGTTACTGATGACCTTGAGAACTGGGACGAAGTGAAGGCTAGTTTTAAGAGGAGTGACTATGATGGTGTCATACGTACTTTTTCAAACAAGTTTTCGTTCGCAAGAGGGGCGCGTGGATTGCTGTTGAAACAGTATGATGAAAAGTATCTGAATGCTTCCGCGTCTATAATCATAAGTACAAGGAATAACAGCTGGTTGTACAATGAACAGTTCAACTGTGCTCTTAATTTCTCGACATTACAGGATAATGGGCATATACTTCAGATAAATGCAGTAGATGACAGCGTGGCTTCCATGATAAAGGCAAAGAAGGGCACTCAATACGAATATCCGGTTGAGGAGATGAGAAGCACAATCCCACTTGTTTATGATGGGCTCGAACTATCGGAGTCGGCAAAATGGATACCTACAGGTGATACGCTGGAAGACAATGATGAACTGATTAATGTTTACTTCAGCAAGGACATGAAGCCTATGCCCATATATATAACTGCTAGTGATACATTGATAAAGGGTGCTCTGGAATTCAATGATCAGACAATAGGAGGTGATGATATATATGCGATGAAGGCGTTAAAATCGGTATCGGTAAATCTGGATTTTAATTTTTCCATGTTTGTATTCAGAAAATTTCAGTCCGGAGTATTGGGATATGATATAAGAGGTGTAAGAATACAGATTTTAAAAAAGGGGAATTCTGTAAATGAAAAAGGAGAATCTGTAATTACGGAAACTATTATAGGGGCGTTTGAGCTTACAACGGAATCTGAGACGCCTGTTGAGAAGACGGTTTCGGAATCATACGACATAAGCCTGTTGCATGATGATAGAATAATAGTGAGGGCTATGTATGTGAATGAGGGGAGTGGGATTACATCAATATTGCCGGATTTCCAATATAAAGTTTCAACATCTAGTTATTTCAAGGCTTCATGGAAAAACAGGATTAATCCGGTAGAGATGGATCTGGTAAGTCCTGAAGCATTACTGAACAGGTTACTAAAGAGTGTCAATGATGAGAAGGACGGACTGACAGGGGTGATAGAGAGTGAAGGGGATAGAAGGCTTGATAATTGTATGGTATTGGCGGCTGAATCAGCCCGTAAGATTCCGGGAGCCAAAATATACACATCATTCACAAAGTTTGCGAACTGGATGAGTTACGTGTTCGGTTATGCCTATGACATATCGGGGAATACAATTACATTCAGACACAGGAGCAAGTACTTTTCGAATGATGTGGTAAAGAGAATAGGTGATTTATCCGGCTATGAGATGAAGGTTAATTCGGCATTGGTGTATTCAAGATTGCGCATAGGCTTCGACAAGCAGGACTACGACACAGCAAACGGGAAGGATGAGTTCCGGTTTGCGAACGAATATACTACGGGTGTGAATATGACGGATAACAGTCTTGAGATGATATCTCCATACCGTGCGGACGCATACGGTATAGAATTTCTTGCAGACAAGATAGGGGAGGACACTACGGATGATGAAAGTGATACAGATCTGTTTATGGTTGGCGTGAAACTTAACTCGTCCGGTACGAAATACATATTGGACCGTGATTATATTATAGGTGGTGTTCTTAGTCCTTCGACGATGTTCAATGCCATGTATTCGCCTTCTTCAATGGTTGTGGCTAACGAGGGGTATATCGGTTCGTCTGTCGGAAAACTGACTTTCGCATCCTCGGAGGGGAACAGTGATGTTGGTATTGACGGGATGGGAGAGAATAGGGACATAGTTCTTTTAAAGAACCTGTTTACTGTGGCGGAAGTGGAGTTCGAAACTTCGGATGTGGAACTACCGGAAGATCTAACCGGTATTGTTGAATTCGAGCATCAAGGAAAAGTTATACAGGGATATTACCAGCAGGCTGATTACAATTTCACAAAATCACAGAGTTCTAAGGTTGCTTTGATTGTGAAAAAATCAAATTCAATATAGATATTAGGATTTTAATTATTATATTTGCAATGAAAGCTTGTGAAGTCACAAGCTGCTGGAACTGACGAAAAGACCATGATATCAATCGGAGATGTTTGCCCGCTTTTTTTTAACCCGTTGAAATACAAGTATTCAAATACGGGGTGTTTCAGACAGGTGTTCTCACTGTCAGATAACATCCTGTTGCAGGTGTTCTGTGACAATGGGGAAACGCCTGCTGCTTCATTAAACGACAAAATTAAAGGAACTTCATCGGCGATAACGCTGCTTACTTATGATGTCAACGACAGTGTAAAGATGTATTATGCTTCACTATCTCCTTCGGAGGGGATATATACAGTCACAATAGGGAGTAACGAATGTGAGGAATTCTGCGTATGTGAGAATGTAGGTGATTCGATACTTATAGAATATTCGCATAAGGACAACAATTCAGCCTTCGATAATATATTCTGGATTGATGATGCCCAACAGATGTTCCAGTTTAGGATAGTGGGGGGATTTAAACCGGATGGAGTGGAGTTGAAAGTGGAGAACGAGCAGTTCGTAAACCAGAAACAGGAAATAATAGAGATGTATTCCATTCCTTACAAGACATTTGATTTTGTCTTCGGATCCAGTTGTGGAGTGCCATATTATATAGCAGAATTTTTTAATAAGATACTATGTCTCTCTCACGTCAGTATAGATGGCAGTTTGTACGTGCGGGAGGGTGACTCTGTGCCGGAGAAGCTTGATACGATAGCAAGGAAGCAGATGTTTATCTATAAGATAACTCTTAGACCGATGAAAAACGATATAGCAGGTATAGGAGGGAAGACAGAGGAGGCCACATCTTCATCAGGTATCGCGTTTTTGCTGAGTAATCCGGAAGAAGATGATGTACTGAAGTATAAGAAGGCGCAAGCGGCATTTGTAAACGAAAATTACGTGTAGTTATGTCTAGAAATCATCCTATAAAAATATTGTGGTACGGATCTGAAACAGATGTTGACGGTAATCCTATTGTCCCTGTAATCTCCCCGAGTTTTGAAAAACGGCTGGAAGGGTTGAACGAAGGGGAGATATACATACATAATGATGATAAGAATCCTGCAATTTATATAAGGACAAACAAAGACAGGGTTGTTGCGATTCAGGGAAGTGGAGGAGATATAAACGAGTTGTCGAAATTCTTTATAAGGAAGGATAAGGAGGATTCTACGAATTTCCTGCTATCCTTGCTAGGCGGAGTATTGATTAAGAATTATGCCAAGTTCGGTGAGTTCTTCACAGGAGTTTCAGGAGGTTACATTGACGAGGATGGCAACCTTGAAATGGAAAGTGGAGTTTTCCGTAAGCGTGTATTCTTCCCAGAGGCGGCTTTTAATAGAGTAACATACTTCAAAGGGCGTATGGTAAGTTCACCCGGTGGTGGTTGTACCGTATTGTCATACACGGATAATGGTGATGGTACCTATACGATCACTCCGGATCTGACGGATGCGGACGGATTGAGCCAGTTTGTGGATGATATCCTTACCACCTATTTTGTGACGAAGAACAGCGAAGGCAAACTGAACGGATTTGAAGAGATGAAATTCCGGGTGACTTCCGCGGATTACACCGCCAAGAAGTTTACTGTCATTCCCCGTCCGGGGCATTCTGACTGGAAACCTGCCGAACAGATGGTTCTTGCACATACTGGTAACTTCACAGACCCGGAACGTCAGACTTATATACTTATTGATTCCGTCAACGGAAACAACTGCATTACATTATTTGACAATGCAAACACTTGGGATCCTGAACCTGCACAGATGCCTTCGTGGTTCGGAAAAAAGAAGGGCATGACCGTCAACGGAATCAACTGCGACAATTATTCAGCAGTCCTTCAAAATATACTGATGACTGGTCTTATATTCCAGATAGACGAGATAACGGGAAACAAGATCCGTGTTCCGCTGGATAAGGGCGAATGGGAAGCAGGAAAGTACGCCTATTATAACAGGGTATCGCACAACGGTTCTCTGTGGTTGTGTGTTGATGATAACGGAACGACAACAGAACCTTCAGATAATAACCCGGCATGGCTGAAACAAGTGTCAGAAGGGAAAAAAGGTGATCCGGGCCTGTCTGTAGTCGGTGGAGGTCATTGGGAATCATCCAAAACACCGTATAGCGCCAACACGATGGTCACTCTTGCCAACTGTGTATTCCTTTCAAAGATAGAGACATCCAATCCTCCCATCAGAATACTGCGTGTCAAAGGCGGAAGTTTCTTGAGAAAGAAGGACGGTGGTTATTATATTGCCGGAAAACCTGCCGACTGGGAGGTTAACGATGACTGGGACATGCTGCTTGACGGACGTGAACTGAAAGGTGAGAGCATCACCTTCCTTGGCGAATTCGCAACGGCTCCGGCCAATCCGAAAAACGGTGATTCATACCGTAATACGACCGACCGGGCTACCTATATCTATCAGGACGGAAGATGGAAGCTCATGATATCGGACGGTAAGGACGGAACGGATTATGAGTATATATATACACGAGGGAATATCATAGATAATCCTCCGGCAAAACCGGACAGCCAGCAGAAGGATGATTACGTTCCAGAAGGATGGACAGATGATTTTAAAGGGGCGGATGCTGATCATCAGGTTGAATGGGGTTGCAAGCGTTTCAAGGAAAACGGAGTGTGGTCAGAGTTTAGTGATCCGGCCCCTGTACACCGCTGGAGTAAGGACGGGGAGAACGCCATCATGGCGGACTTCGATAACGAGATGGTCAATGCAGCCCTTACTTCGGACGGAAAGGTGGTTTCCTCTCAGACTTGGAATACAACTGTCAGCATGTGGTACGGAACAGAGAAGCTCACGCTTGACAGCATTACCTGTACACCGGACACCAATCTTCTGTGTGCGACAGACAAGAATACGGGAGTGGTCACAATATCGGTATCTGCCGGTGCCACTCTTGCTGCGACAAACACGGTGAAAATAACAATCAGGGCCACCAAGAACGGTCAACAGTATTCCCGTGATCTGATATTCACCGTGGCAGGAGTCCGTGGAGGTGCGGACGGTGCGGATGCAATACTATATAGCATTGTCGTTTCCGCCAGCTCGGTAAGCAAGGACAAGAACGGGAACTACAGTGTGTCTTCCGTATCATGTTACAGACAGAAGTCAGTAGGAGGCGTGATATCCACCACTACGGACGGTACATTGAAATACAGCATAGATGGTGGGACTGAAACCACCATGAACAACAATACAGCCATTCCAAGCGCAAACTTCACGAAGACATTGAAATTTGTCTTCTACGTGAATGATCAGATAGTGGATGTTGAAACCGTTCCCATGCTTGTGGATGGTAAGGATGGGGCTGACGGTGAAAGCATCACAGCAGCCGGCCATTGGGAGTCCGCCAACACACCTTATGCGAAAAACAGCACGGTATCGTTTGCAGGAGGATCTTACCTGAGCAAGGTTGAGACATCCAATCCGCCACTTCCGGTACTTCGTGCGAGAGGAGGACGTTATCTGAGAAAGAAGAATGGCGGTTACATACTTTCCGGAAAGAGAGCGGACAAAGTAATTAACCCGGACTGGCAGGAGATGACTTCCGCTGTCGAACCGTCCGCATCGTACTGGCTTGACAGCCCGGTAAGCACGATAAACTTCACTTCAACAGGCACACCGTCACCGTCAGCGTTTGTCGTTACCATGAAACAGAATGTGGGTGGAAATGTGAGCGATACGAACAGGTTCTATCTTGTCGCGCGCAAATATAACGGAAGCTGGCTGGCTCATGTAGGAGCTACCCTAAGCAATCAGATATCCGTTCCTGCGACAGCCGGATACACCCAGTTTGCCATACGGGCTTATAAATCCGCATCGGACGCGAACGCATGGAATAATAATTTTGTCGCTGAAAAAGGGGTTGGTATTGCTAATGATGGTGCTACAGGAACAACAGGAGCAACCGGGGCATTTCCCCGTGACAGAGGTGTGTTCACGTCAGGACAGACTTACGTATGGAATGCGGATTATAGGGACAAGATCATATATCTGATCGGAGGAGTTTATTACAATTTTCTTGTAAAGAATTACGGAGCTTCTGTTACAGCTGCCCCAACATCCGTTAATGGGGATTCCAACTGGGAGGCCATGCAGAAGTTTGTGAATATCGCAACTGATACTCTGTTTGCCGATGGCGCGAATGTGGCCGGATTCATGTTCAGTAACAATGTACTTAAATCATACAATGATGAGGGTGAGACTCTTCTTATAAACGGAAAGACTGGGTATTTCAAATGCAAGAACGCGGATATTACCGGAGCGATAACAGCGGATAGCGGACGCATCGGTCCGTTCAGTATCGTTTCTGGAATATTGTCATCAAAAGCAATTTATGATAGCAGCACGAATTCTTATGCGGGATTCAAACTTTCTGCCGGACAGATTGAATTTTATAACGAGAAAACTGAGGCAAGTTTGAAATTTGGAGGGACAACGAAATATGTAACATGGGAAGGGATAACTTATGAAGCCGGTATAGACATTCAAAGCCCGAACGTCTTGTTAGGAATGCACGTCAATACTCCATCCCTTCCGCTGGTTGTCGAGGGAGGTAATATTATCCTTCATCCGAATATATCAAGTTACGTATCCATACGTGGAATTACACTAAACGCAAGGGCTGTGTCGGTAGATAATACAAAGTTGAACTCCAATGATGATGTCATATCATTCACCAATACGTCAGATATAACCGTAACGATGCCGGATGCTAATGTAGGAAAGGTGTTGTTTATAAAGAAATATAACACGGCCAAGGTCACTTTAACGGGAGGAACATTCATGAACGCGAATGATGGAGGGATGGGTGATACGTTCACACCATTGCAGCACAGTCACATGTTTGTAAAAGACATAAGAGGCAGGTGGATAGATTTTTACTGTGGATAATTTAAAACAATATATTATGAAGATAAATTTTGTACAATTTCCCCTTTATGACGGGATCAGAAAAGAAAGGCTTGTCGCCAGCAACATCACCGATGCGTTCGGTGACTGGATATACAAGAACGTGGCGGGATTGAAGGCGCATCTTCTTGCTGAGAAGATATTCAAATCTACAGCTGAAGGTGTCGAGATTGACGAAGAGGAGGTGGATATTATAAGACGCTCCACCTCCATGCTGCCCGGTCTGTTGGCGGACTCACTGAATGATTATTTAAACAAAAAAGAAAAGGAGGAACACAATGAAGATTGAGAATTTGGGTCGTGCCAGCCAGATCAATAACGAACTTGCTAAATTAAAGTTGGCCAAGGAAACATTGAATAACGGAGGCTATGTCCGTATCTACAGTGGCACCCGGTCAAGTTCCGGATGTGTGGAATTGGATATCGCGAACTTCAACGAGGAGGTGAACATGTGTATTGACAACCATATTGCTGAACTTGAATCTGAAATAGAAACGCTATGAAAAAGGTATATTGTAACAATCTTCTGGCAAAGGTGCTGCTTGCGTTCAGTCCCTGCCACACGATAACAATCGGTCCGTTTGTCTTAAGCAAGCGGCCGGAAGAGAAAATCACTCAGAAAGTGAGAAACCATGAGTGTACCCACTCCCGTCAATGGGGTGAGATGGCAGTTGCCTCCGGTACAGTTATCTGGATCTTGCTGTTGTGTTTTGACCTTTCCGTCTGGTGGCTGGTACTGGCCGGGCTGGCATTCTATCTCTGGTATGGTGTGGAGTGGATGGTCAGGGCGGTATGGTTGAAGGATGCCGACAGGGCGTATAAGGCGGTCTCGTTTGAGATGGAGGCATATTCCAATGAGAATGATCCTAATTATCTTGAGAATAGTAACTATTTTGCATGGGTGAAATATTTGTTTTAATTTTTAAATTTATATTATGGAATTGAATAATATTGTTGGTTTCAAGGCTGTTGACAAAGACGGCAACGAACAGAATGTGACAGTAGATGAAATGGTGGATATGGTTGCGACAAGAATGGTTTCCGCTCTGTCTGAAACTTCCTCTTTGTCAGAAATATCAACATTGGCTACTGCTGCTGCAACAGGAAATGACGTGTATGAGAATGAACTTCCGACCGTGACTGACGCTGCAAATGTAAGAGTTTTACAAAGTAGCGGAGATGCCGCACAGATGACTATGCAGTCTCTTGCAACAAAACTGGGGGGACTGATCGGTAACGGAACAGTAAGTAAAGCTGGGCTGCAATATAGCTATCTACCGCTCGTAGAACCAGTATCTAACATCAATACGTTGCCAAACGGGATGTATAGCGGATTGTAT